GGTCCAACTTCTGGAGCCATTGGATCTTGATATATAGCATCAGGTAATTCAATAGGTCTAAACTTATCTAAACCTATTGCATCTCTACCTACTGATGGATCTAACATTTTTCTAGCTTCAGCTTGCATATCAGCCTGTGTTTTAGCTCTGTAAATATCTTTCATGTTCATTTCAGAAGTTCTTACAGCACTTTCTAAAGATGTCTTGATAATATCTTGGTTAGTTTTAAATCTAGAACCAAGGTTATCTAAATCAAAATCAATCTTTTTAAGATTTATACCTGTATCTGTTTGTGCAGCTAACAGTTCTGTTTCTAGTTGTTTAACATCTAAGGCAGCATTTTCTACATTATTAAATACACCTTGTTTAATTTGATCTAAATCAATCTGACTTTTAGCATCACTCATTTTTAAACTGCGATCAATCTCTCCTACATTCATCATTGTTCTTGTAATGTTTTGTATAGAGCTAACATCAATCTGTTGTTCTGCCAGAGCAGCTCTTTGTACTGTGTTAAGAGATTGTATTCTGTTTTGTTTCATACGTGCAGCTGCTGCATCCTGACCTCTAACAAGAGATTCTGCTAAGTATCCATTATGTCTACCTAACTCAGCCATAATCATGCTTACAGCTTTACCTTGTGATCTACCAGCTTGTGTGAGTTGTGCTTGTCCAGATGCTTTTAATGCTTGTATTTCTTGATCTTCTATTTGTTTAGCAGTGTCTAAAGCATTTTTATTTTGCTCACGCCTTAACATTTCATTTTGAAATGACAAAGCTTGCTGCTGTGTTTTTGTATCTAAGTTAAGACGAGCTTTAGCAAATCTATTTTCTGTTTCTCTAGTAGCTAAGTTAAGATATTCAGTTCCTTTTTGAAATCTACTCTGCCCTCTAGAATCTAAAATATTTAATTGTTTATCAGCTGTAGCAAACCCTGCACTCTTAGTGTTTTGTTTTAAGTTAGTTAATTGTTTTTGTTTTTGATACTCAATAGTATTTTCTTTATTAAGAAGACCTAGTTTAGCTTGTGTTTTAGTAAAACCAGCTGTCCCGGTAGCTTCATAAAGATCTTGAATAATACCTTGGTTTTGAAACGAAGCTTCTATAAACCGTTCATCTAAAACAGCACGTTCTCTTTCAAGTTTATCGTTATATTCAAGTTCATTAAAATCACTTTGTTTAGTAAACTGATCAATATTTTTATTATATATTCTATCTTCTTGTTGCCAGAGTGACTGTTGCATTGATTTGCCTTGTTCCCAGTTTTGATCAGCAGTTTCTTGTTGATAATCTCTAGTCTCTCTATCTGCTTGCTTTCTTAATTCTAAACCTTCTTGTGCAAATTCATATTGATCTTGAATAGCTCCAGCTTTAGTACCATCATCATCATATTGTTGATGAAAATTACCATCATCATCTATTCTTAAGCCATATTGAAACTCATAATTTTTGAGATCCATCTCATATTGCTTAGCAATCTGTTCGTTTTGATGATTTATTATCGCGTTTTGCGAGCTTCTACTTCCACTCATTTAAGCCCTCCTGTAGAAACGTGGTGAGTAATATCCTTCCCACATCATCGAAGCCAATGAGACAGGGAATGGTGAATCGCTTGAAACTTTTAATTCAAAGTTTGTATTGCGTTGGTGAATAGGTACTGTTACAACCGTCTGGTTAGCCAGAGGTACGTCATTAGCTAAATAGAAATTAGCTAGTGCAATAGGCTGTACATCGTTATATTCAGCAGCACCATTTCGTTTTAATTTAAAACCTAATACTCCAGACAAACCTGTAGAAAACTTCATTCGTGCCACAGTTAAGTTAGCTGTGAAATCAGTCTGTACTCCGTTAGGGTCTAGCGTGTAATAAGTAGTTGGTAATTGAACGTCGAATGTATATTTAAAACCAACAATAACTTTGCTGGCTACACTCGTTAAGTTTTTAAAAGGTACTTTGTAATAGGTTCCTGTGCCATCTGTAGCAATGGTAGGTGTGATAGTAAATCCAGATTCCACATAAGTTTGGTTCTGTAGGTCACTAGCATCACTTCCAATTACAAGAACTGGATTTAAAGCACTTACATTATTAAAAGGTATATAACATTTACTAAAAGGATTAAATGGATCTGTCTGGTCATAAACAACTGAACTAGCAGTTGCATATAAGTCCACACAAGGATTCATTTTATCTCCATCCGAGTTTACAAGAATAGATTCTTCTGGAGTCTGGTTAAGACTGGCACTGCATAGAGTGTATTGTCCGCCTTGCATTGTGACGGCATACATAACGTCTGAGTCTACTGCTAGTGTCTGTACTTTCCCGGGTAAGTCCCACCTAAACCAAGCTTGCATAACTTCTTGTTGTCCATCACTATATGTTCTATAGAAATAAACATCATTAGCACTTGTACCCCACATAGCTATAAAACTGTTCTGTGGACTAGCTATTAAATCGGTTATGGTACTTGGAATATATTCTGATACAACTCTCCCAATGTCTAATACGACTGGGTTCATTTCTTGACCAGCTGTACGCATTTGGTAGATACGTGTGTAACCGGGAGTCTTACTAACAAAGTTTATATTACTTCCATTGTCTACAGGATCTATATTAATGTCCATCTCATAGTTTGAGATACCACGAATGATAGTTGTAGTAGGTGTAAATAAACCATTAGGTGCAAACATTAAGAACTGCTGGTTTTTACTAAATAAGATCAAACCCTGTGCAGTTGGTAGGACACCTGTTAATAGTGTTGGTCTAATACTAGATGTACTTAGATCAACTGGGTCAGAAGCTATCTGTGTTCTGGCAGATACATGATAAAAGTTAAAAAACTCATTAGCTTGGCTAAGTGAAACATTATCATCAACCAAGAAACCAAGACGACTGCTATGAAAAAAAGCCTGTTGTATCTTTTTACCTACAAAACTAGGGTGTGAGTTAGTTGTATTATCACCAACTAGACGTGCAGTGTATGTAGCTTCTCTAAATGTAAATGTGTTAGTTGCTGTATTAACTAGCTCATGTGGCATAGTTGATGCAGTCAATCCGGGGGACACATCTGGAGCTATAAATTCTTCCCAGTAACCTACGCCTGATGTACTATTGTCAGCTATAAATCTGGCGTAGTATGTATCATCAGCACTAGCAGTATTTAAAACTTTTACTACTCTGTGGTGTAAAGATCTATCTGGTAATTGAGTTACGTTAGCTACTTGATTTTGAAAAGTATCTAATCTTTCATTATCTACACCACCTTTACCAGACAAGGTAAATGCACTTGTTCTACTAAGTTCAAGTGTTGTATCTAATCTAGTAACTGTTAATCCAGAAATATTTAAAGCATCAATACTATTTTTTAAGTTTGTCAGGATTGTGTCAGCTACTGCTGAATCGTTTGGTGTTGTATAAGTAATTGTAGAACCATTAACTGTAACACTATAAGTTGTAGCTACAGTAACGGCACGTAGTCTGACTGTTCCTAGAGTATTAGCTGTAAACGATGGTGCAGCTTGCGTAGTAATAGTTTTTGTTTTATTTGTAATTAAGGTGGTATCTTGAACAGTTAATACGTCATAGTCATTTGCAGTAGTTCCTGTTAAATAACTTGTATTAGCATTGTTTGTGTATGTAACTGTTGCTTGTACACCTGTTGCAGCATTCCATATATAAATAGCTGTACTTTTAATACAACCTATATACTTCTCGTCTCCATCTCGGTGTATGTAAAACCATTTAGCATTGGCATATATATTTTCGTTTCCCAAATTTTTGAGAAATTTAAACCCGGGTCTTTTTGTTAAACCAAAAGTAGGGTCAGGATAAGCGTTGATAGCATCAACAACTTGTCCCGGTAATTTCTTTGTATCTGGTTGACGAGATACACCACCTAAATAGTTAGTAACTGTTTGTGTGACATTAGGCATTATCTGTGTAAGGCGTGATGAGGTTCATAGCTGGTGTAGAAGTTTCCATCTTTTGGATGTCCAAAGAAAGTAAACTCACCTTGATTACATTCATACTCAAGAGCCATAGCTCTCATGTATGCTTCTTTTTCTTGACACATCTTGTATAGGTTTGCGTCTCCAACAATTCTGCTGACCGTAAAACATGCAGCTCTAGAAACTATGTAATCTTGAATAGGACGTGGTAGGTCTACCCAGTCAAACAACCAAACAACATCACATTTCATTACGTCATCCCACTGAGATGAATGTTTGCGTCTGTCGTATAACTTTCCACTTCTTCTTACAACGTCGTAGTTTCTACTAACTGATTCATCTCTAGCAAGATCTATTTGGAGAATATTAGTTGGTATAAGTATTTCTTTATTAGCATCCGGTGTAAACGGATAATTAAATTCTTTATTAAATGTCCAGCCTTCTGACTGTATTTCCCTTGACACCTGTAATAGTG